AAAAAAATGAGTCATACTTGGACATACGATGCGCCTTCTGGCGTATATAAAAGCCATGCAATGTCTAGTGATCTGCGTCATGCAGCTATTGCTGAGACTAAATTTATGCAATTCGTTCGACCAGAGCCAGGATTTGGCCGTGGTAAGGGCGAGAGCATCACAATCACCAGAGTTAGTAACCTAACGGTTCCTACTGATGGAAAGCTTACTGAGAACCAGAAGATTCCTGAAGACACTCTAACTTTGACCACTGTTGCTATCACAGTTGAAGAGTTCGGACGTTCCGTACCTTTCACCAGCCTTAGTGACGATCTTTCTGAGTTCAACGTAGAGAACGCTATTCAGCGCGCTCTAAAGGACCAGATGAAGTTGGTTATGGATAACACTGCTGCTGCAGCCTTTAAGAGTACACTTCTTAAAGCTTACACAACCAGTGCAACCGCATTAACCATTGACCCTGCTGGAAACATGGGTGCAGCCACTCACAACATGAGAGTTGACCACGTTGAAGTCATTAGGGACGCAATGTACGGAGACTATCAGATTCCTCCTTACGAGGGAGATGATTACATCTGTTTGATTGCTACTCGATCTAAGCGTGGACTTATGGGTGATTCTGCTTGGGAAGATTGGCACAGATACACTGATCCTTCCAATAAGTTCAATTCTGAAATTGGACGTATTGAGAACATCAGATTCATTGAAGTGAACAACTTTAGTGCTTTATCTAACTCTAGGGACGCTTCTGATGGCGCAGAAGTATCTCTTGGTGAAGCCGTGTTCTTCGGAGCTGATGCAGTAGCTATGGCTGTTGCTCAAGATCCTGAACTAAGAGCTAAGATTCCTCAAGACTACGGTCGTGATCGTGGTGTTGCTTGGTACGGAGTTCTTCAGTTTGGATTGATCTGGGATACAGCTAACGCTGGTGAAGCTAAGGTTATCCATTTTGGATCTTCAGAAGCTGCATAATTATAAAGAAAAGGAGATAAAACGATGAGTTATTCTGAAAATATTGGATCTTTTCTCCTCCCTATCATTCCAGTTGGAACTACCGATGCTGGTGTGATGTTGGAGATGGATATTGGTGCTGCATCTGCTGACCACGGAGAGCTTCTTTGTGTAAAGTCTTGCAGAATCAAGAGGCTAAAGTTCACTGTAGTGAGTGAAGCTGTTAATGGTGATACTACTGCTCCTACTGTAGTTTTCACTAAGCGGCCTACACCTTTATCTGATACTGATGAGTCAGTAATTGGTACTCTTACCATTCCTGATGGAACTGCTGTTGGTGCATCTATCTATCTTGATGTAGATGTTGCTCTAGCTGTAGGTGACAGTGTTGAGGTTTCTCACACTGTTGGTGTTGGATCACCTGCTGGTCAGGGATTCCCTTCTTTAGAGTGCGTTGAAGCACCAGAAGAAGCTGGAAACAATACTGAACTTACTGCTTCTGCATAATTTAATTTGGGGGGGCTTCGGCCCCCTACTTCACTCTAGGGGTAGAGTAATCTGGTGTCGTTTTGGGGTGCGCAACCCTACAGGAATATAAAATGGACGATATTGAAAAATTCATCAAAGAGACTGCACCTAAGCATAAATTCGATTTAAGGACCCACATTAGAGATAAAAACGGCAATATTATTGCAACGAATTTCTACAGAGCTAGTTACTGTAAAAAAAGTGGCACTCGATACGAGCGTCCAGTTGGAAGCGGTAAGTGGTATAAGCCAAGTGGTGCTCCATGTGATCCCCCTCCAGGGTACACCTCACATAAGTTACCAAAGGCTCAAGAGGTAAAGAAGGATGTCGTTAAGACCGAATCTAAGTGAAGTTAAATACAGCGGCTATGGAGTAGCCTCAAGCACAGACTTGGTTGCTCCTGCCTCTGGTCTTCAACTTATGATTTGGTATGCACAGGCAACAAACAACTCAGGTGCATCCTGCGATGTTGGTCTGATGCAAAAGAATGGGATCGCAAACAGCTATCTTTATTTTGGTCAAATTGACGCTTCTGAAGACCCTGACTTCGTAGATAAAACATCAGAGTTAACTTCTGGTACTGCGGTAGATATTTTTACTGGCACTAATGACGATGGTTTCATGGTGCAGTATGCTCATAGATATGGGTTTATTGGAATTAATGTTTCTACTTCCAACACTGGCGGTAGTTTTAGTTACGAGTATTGGAATGGATCTAGCTTTACAGCTCTTAGCACTATTAGCGTTCCTGATTATTCTTCTACTGGCTGGGGAGGAGTAGTCTTTGATCCTCCTATTGACTGGGTGTCAGGTGACGATGCAGGTGGATTTACCAATCTATTTACGATCAAGGTAACTTCCACAACTGGGCCAGCAGGTGCTGTTGCTATTGATGATCTTTTTGTTGGTAGGTGGTTATCTTACAAGCGAAACGTAGTAGATAATGGTTCGTTGTCTATTGAGTTCGATCAAGACAAGCCTTTGATTTTAGAGTTTGGGGAAAGCATTGTTCCTTATTTCTCTACGATTAGTTCTAGTAATACTGCGACGGTGGCATACACGAACGTATAAGGGGGGTTGATGGCTAACTTTAATTCTACTGCTGATCTTCTAAAGGGTGCTTTGCAGCGCGCAGGTGAGGTCACAGACGGATCATCTCCATTCCACGCATTAGCACTCAAGTACATGAACCAAGTCTACTTTGCCATTCTTTCAGGTAGTAATGAGTTTGATGTAGATTTAGGTGAGCTATGGCCTTGGGCCTTGTCTCCAACCCCTAAGATTTTAACTTTAACAGAGAAATTCACAGGATCAGTTTCTCTAACCAAGGGTTCTACTTCAGGCACTCTTGGTGCTACTGTTGCAACTTCATTGGCTGATTATCTTTTTATAATTGATAGTCATGCAGATAAATATCGAATCTCAGCGCATACTGGGGGTACAGACGCGATCACTCTTGATGGCGAGTTCACAGGCGAGACTAACGCCTCACTGACATATACAGCTGTTAAGATTCGATACGATTTAGGATCAGATGTTCTTAGACTTGTTGAGCCTTTTAGGGTTTATCAGGACTCTAAGCTGCCTCATGATGGTGATGGTAAGGTTTATGGCTTAGATGCTACTTCTTTTCGTAGAGACTATCCCTTGAAGGACATTGTATCTACCGTTCCTACTAGGTTTTTCACTGGTTATGATGCCAACAGGAATCTTTTCGTAGAGTTTAACGGATATGTAGACGACACAAGGGTTAGAGTAGAAGCTGATTACATTGCAGTTCCTACTGACCTTATAGATTCTGACAGTGATATTCCTCTTATCCCTAGAGAGCATAGACCAATCTTAGAATACGGTGCTGCTTATTATTTAATGGCAGACAAGGAAGATGGTAGAGCAGCTAATATGTTTAGTGCTGTATCAACTAAGATGCTTGCTATGAGAGAAGATTTGCGAAAGCAGAGAAGCAACACAGGTAAGGATAAGGGGAGATTGATTCCTCGTCTTGAGCAGATGCGGCCAAGGACGATTAATCAAATTTATAGATGAGCTATAGCGGTAACATTTCAGTAATTCCAATGGGTATGGCAGGTCTGAATAGTGATGACCCCCAAACCAATTTGGACAATGGTGCTTTAACAAAAGCTGTTAATGTTCAGTTGAAGGATAGCTTTATTGAAAAGGCCCCAGGTTCAAAGAAATGGAATCTATCTAGTCTTGGCTCAGGCATTGTTGGTCTTTTCGAGTGGGAGCCTTCTGATGGCGACAAGAGGCTTGTTGCTGTTACGAGAGATGGTGTAGTTCATTCTTTTACAGATCAGAACAACGTGTCAGTTGTTGCTGCTACAGGTTCATCTCCTACTAACCTTACCATTACTGATACAGTAAAGTTTGTTCAGGCAGGTAACGAGGCAGGGATTGTTTATAGCGGAGGCGAAGCTGACTCTAGCTATTCTAAAAACATAAGAAAGCTTTTTATTTTTACTGGTAATGATCCTGTGCAGGTCATTTCAAGTGCTACTCCAAATCAAAGAGCAGACATTGCTAAGGGTGCTTCTGACTGGAGTGGATCTGACCAACCTGCTGGTGGGTTCGTTTATCTTAATACTTTGTGGGCATACGGTAATAAGAACTTCGCAAGTACACTCTATGGATCAAATCCAGAGGACCATGAGGACTTTCAGACTCTTGCTAAGATTGCTATTAACCAAGTAGGGCCAGGTGAGGGAAAGGGAATTAATGATGCGTTCGTTTACAAGGGCAGGGCGTTCATCCTTAAAGACCCAGGCTTATATTTTATCGACGATGCTAACGACCCAACACTCTCTACCAGTAAGAAACTTATCTCAAATTTCGGTGCAGCCTCGAAGCACTCTGCTGTCAGTGTTATTGACGATATGCTTATTGCCTCCTCGACTGGTGGTATTACTTCTGCTGTCGCTGCTGAGTCTTTTGGAGATATTATTAGTGCTGACATTCTCACTCAACTCAGGGTTGAGGACTATATGCGAAACACTACTACGAGATCGGCTAACTCTAAACGATCAGGTATTTACTATCCAGATAAGAAACAAGTCTACTTCACATACCAGTCAAAAGAGGGGAAAAAGAACGACAGGATTCAGATTTTTGACGTTTCTGACCCAAGAAGACCAAAAGTGAGCTGGTTAGAAAAAGATCAGCCAAATATTTTATCTTTAAGAACGAACGAGTTAGGCGTACAAGTTCCTGTTTATGGTTCTGATGACGGATTTATCTACGACTTAGACAGAGTTGATAGAGAGATAAATGGAGCTGGATACGAGGGAAGGTTTGAAACGCCCCACATGGACTTTGGTCAGGGCGATGTAATCAAGGCAGAGCTGAATAAGAAGTATGAGTTCCTAGAGATAACCTACATTCCGACTGGTAAGTGGGATCTTACAGTGGACGTATATATAGATAGCAGGTTTTCCGAGACTCTAAAGTTCGACTTATCAGGTCGAAAGGACGTTTTAGACGAGATTAAGACTGACGAGGATACTTTTGGTCGATTGGACGGA